CCACTGTGGCCTGAGTTCTGGAGCCTCAAAGAGTTGTTGGCCCTGCGTGAGGAGTTGCCCACCGGCAAATGGATGGCGCAGTACCAGCAGCAGCCTACCTCGGACACAAACGCCATCGTCAAGCGGGAGTGGTGGCGCTGGTGGGAGGCAGAACGCCCTCCGCAGTGTGAGTTTGTCATTCAGGCATGGGACACGGCCCACGAGGTCAAGAAGGTCAACGACTACTCTGCGTGTTCGACATGGGGTGTGTTCTACAGCGACGAGGACAGGGGCAACGCCAACATCATCCTGCTGAACTCTTACAAGGAGCGGCTTGAGTTTCCTGAACTCAAAAAGAGAGCGTTTGAGCACTGGCAGGAGTGGGAGCCAGATTCGTTCCTCGTGGAGAAGAAGGCCGCAGGTGCCCCACTTGTGCAGGAGTTTCGGGCGATGGGGATTCCCGTTCAGGAGTACACGCCCAGCAGAGGGCAGGACAAGATATCGCGGCTTAACTCAGTTGCGGATTTGTTTGCATCAGGTAAAGTGTGGGCACCGCGCACTCGTTGGGCCGAGGAGTTGGTCGATGAGATTGCGGCGTTCCCGTCAGGTGAGCACGACGACTTGGTGGACTCGGCCACACTCGCGCTCATGCGGTTCAGGCAGGGTGGGTATCTCAGATTACCAACGGACGAGCCTGAAGATATCAAGTGGTTCAAAGGGTACCGCCGTGATCGGTACTACACAGTGTAAGGACACATCATGGCGATTGACAAAGGTTTGTACGCGGCACCCGCAGGGTTAATGGACATCCCCACAGATGGGCCGATGCTTGAGATTGAGATCGAGGACCCTGAAGAAGTGCGTATCGGTGTGGGCGACATTGAGATTGACCTCATACCGCGCAAAGAAACGGCGGAAGATTTTGACGCCAACCTCGCGGAATACATGGATGCCAGTGAGTTGGACTCGCTGGGCGCGGAGCTTGTAGAAGCCTTTGATAAGGATATTCAGGACCGCAGGGACTGGATGCAGACCTTTGTTGAGGGGCTCAAGCTACTGGGTCTGAAGTACGAAGAGCGTACCGAGCCGTGGAATGGCGCGTGTGGTGTATTCCACCCCATGCTGACCGAGAGTGTGGTGCGGTTCCAGAGTGAGGGGATTACGGAGACGTTCCCCGCCGCAGGCCCTGTCAAGACCACCATCATCGGTAAAGACACTCCTGAGGTGGAGGAGGCGGCAGCGCGGGTGCGCGACGACATGAACTATCAGTTGACTGAAGTGATGGCTGAGTACCGCCCAGAGCACGAGAAGCTGCTGTGGAACCTGCCCATTGCCGGTAGTGCGTTCAAGAAGGTGTACTACGACCCAAGCATCGGGCGTCAGGCAGCGGTGTTTATTCCCGCAGAAGACATCGTGGTGCCCTACGGCGCGTCGAGTATTGAGAAGGCCGAGCGGGTCACGCACGTGATGCGCAAGACCAAGAACGAGATCACCAAGCTGATGGAGGCTGGGTTCTACGCTGATGTGGACTTGGGGGAGCCGTCCTACCAGCTTGACGACATTGAGAAGCAGAAGGCCGAAGAAACCGGCATGTCTGCGATACAGGATGATCGGTTCCGCATGCTGGAGATGCACGTTGACCTTGATCTGTCCGGGTTTGAGGACAAGAACAAAAAGGGCGAGCCTACGGGGATTGCACTGCCGTATGTGGTTACCATTGAGAAGGGCAGCAACAAGGTTCTGGCCATCCGGCGCAACTGGTATGAAGATGACCAACTCCACCTCAAACGGCAGCACTTCGTCCACTACCAATACATCCCCGGCTTCGGGTTCTACGGCTACGGGCTTATCCATCTCATTGGAGGTTACGCTAAGTCCGCTACCATGCTCATCCGTCAACTGGTTGATGCGGGCACTCTCTCAAATCTCCCCGGAGGACTTAAGTCACGGGGGCTTCGCGTTAAAGGTGATGACACTCCCATCGCGCCGGGAGAGTTCCGAGACGTAGATGTGCCCTCGGGCTCCATCCGCGACAACATCCTGCCGCTGCCGTACAAAGAGCCGTCTCAGGTTCTCTATACGCTGTTCAATCAGATCGTGACGGAGGGCCGTCAGTTTGCCTCCGCTGGCGACATGAGCGTCAGTGACATGTCGGCCAACGCCCCCGTTGGTACGACTCTGGCCCTGTTGGAGCGGCAGTTGAAAGTGATGGGCGCGGTTCAGGCGCGGATGCACTTCTCGATGAAGCAGGAGTTCAAGCTCCTCAAGGTGATCATCGCGGACTATACGCCCGAGGAGTATGACTACGAGCCGGTCGATGGCTCCCGCAAGGCCAAGAAGTCCGACTACGACATGGTCGATGTCATCCCGGTGAGCGACCCCAACGCCGCCACGATGGCCCAGAAGATCGTGCAGTATCAAGCGGTTTTCCAGCTTGCGCAGGGTTCGCCGCAGCTTTACAACATGCCGCTGCTCCATCGCCAGATGATTGAGGTACTCGGTATCAAGAACGCAGCCAAGCTCGTGCCTATTGAAGATGACTTGGTGCCGACGGACCCCATCACTGAGAACCAGAACCTGCTGACCAACAAGCCGGTCAAGGCGTTCATTGAGCAGAACCATCAGGCGCACATTCAGGTCCACATGGCTGCGGTGCAGAACCCCAAGATTCAGCAGATCATCCAGGGCAACCCGATGGCGCAGCAGATTTACGCTGCCACGATGGCGCACATCAATGAGCACGTTGCGATGGAGTACCGCCGCCAGATTGAAGATGCGATGGGTATGGTGCTGCCCGGTGAGGAGGCCAATAAGCAGGTGCCCCCGGAGATGGCCGATCAGATTGCCATCAAAGCAGCGCAGGCATCACAGCAGTTGCTCCAGCGTGATCAGCAGGAGGCCCAGCAGGCCGCAGCCCAACAGCAGATGCAGGACCCGGTGGTCCAGATGCAGATGCAGGAGTTGCAGTTGAAGATGAAGGACCTTGAACTCAAAGCGCAAAAGCAGGCTACCGATGCCGCAGCTAAGGCCGATCAGATTGAGATTGAGAAAGCCCGTATTGAGGCGCAGAAAGAGATCGCAGCCATGCAGGTTGCTGCCAATGCAGCCGCCGCAAAAGACAAGCTCAATAAGAATATCGAGCTTGAAGGGGCCAAACTCGGTGTCCAGATTGCCAAAGATCGAGCACAGATGAGTCGCCCGCAACGTCAATTTGAGAGGAGTAAATCGTAATGCAGGATGAAATCCGAGCGCTTGCGCTCGTGCAGAAAGAAATTGATAAGTACCGGCAGGAGCAAGTTGCCTTTCTTGCAGCCAGCCGTGCCGACACGTACGACGAGTACAAAAAAGTCTGTGGAGTGATCCGGGGTCTTAACTACGCAGATCATGTGATTGAGGACCTCGTGCAAAGGATGACGAATGAGTGAATTTGATGTGGCTGCCGTAGACCTCTCCGGTATTCTGAATAAGAGTGCAGAGGAGAAGGCCAAACAACTTCCTGACCCGAAGACATATCACATGTTGTGTGTTGTTCCGGAGGCGATGGAGGAGTATGCGGACAGTGAAGTTGGTCTGCTTAAGGATTCCAAGACCATGCACTACGAGGAGGTCCTGACCCCCGTGTTGTTTGTGGTCAAGCTCGGACCTGACTGCTACAAAGACAAAACTCGGTTCCCCACTGGACCGTCGTGCAAGGAAGGTGACTTTGTCATCGTCCGCCCCAATTCAGGCACCCGCCTGAAGATTCATGGCCGAGAGTTCCGCATCATCAATGATGAGTCGGTCGAAGCCGTTGTAGAAGACCCGCGTGGGATTACCCGCGCTGCGTAAGGAGTAACAGATGGCAACGCAACAATTTGACGAGTTTGAGTTCCCCGATGAGGCGGGACAAAAGAAAAAATTTAAGGCTGACAAAGCCGATGAGTCTGAGATGAAGATCGAGATTGAAGACGATACTCCTCCGGCTGACCGTGGGCGTAAACCCATGAAAGAGCCCGTTGAGGAGCCAACTGAAGATGAGTTGGCGTCTTATGACGAGAAAGTCCAGTCCCGAATCAAGAAGTTCACCCGTGGGTACCACGATGAGCGTCGGGCCAAAGAGGAAGCTCTACGGGAGCGTGAGGCTGCGGAGCAGTTTGCCAAACAGGTGTATGAAGAGAACAAACGCCTGAAGGAGCAGCTTTCCACCGGGAGCAAGGCGTATATTGAGACCTCCAAAGGTGCTGCACAAGTAGAACTTGAGTCGGCCAAGGATAAGTACCGCAAGGCGTATGAGGCTGGCGATGCTGACGCAATCGTCACGGCTCAGGAGGCAATTGCCAAAGCCACTGTGAAGTTGGACAAGGCCGAAACACTTAGGCCAATTGAGCTTGAGGACAAAGAAGAGTTCAAACCCGCGAAAGTGGAATCCGCCGCCCCCAAGGTCAGCCCCCGTACCAAGCGTTGGGTTGACGCTAACAGCGACTGGTTTGGCGCTGATGAAGAAATGACAATGGCTGCAATGGGTATTGACAAGAAGTTGCAGCGGGAGTATGGTGTGGAATATGTAGGTACGGAAGAGTACTTTAAGACCGTTGACCGTACTATGCGCAAAAGATTTCCTGAGTACTTTGAAACTCAGAGCCAAGAGGAAGATGACCCGCCTCCGCAAAAAAGGTCAGCCCCGGTACAGGAGGACGATGATGAACCTCCGCGCCGTGCTTCAAAACCCGCGACTGTGGTGGCCCCGGCCTCCCGCAGTTCATCGCCTAGTCGTGTTCGACTGAAGGCATCCGAAGCGAACATAGCTCGTCGCCTTGGGGTTCCTTTGGAACAGTACGCTAAACAGGTTGCTTTACTTAATAGAGGTGAATGATGGAACAGCAAGACCAAGCAGCGGCTCAAACCCGCCAAAATCGTTTGTCCCGTGCAATGGAAACCCGTACGGCCACTATGCGCCCTCAGGCGTGGCGTGCCCCGGAAATCCTTCCCCATCCGGATGATCGTCCGGGCTGGAAGCATCGGTACATTCGGTTGAGTACCTTGGGTACTGCCGATCCCGGCAATATCTCTAGTAAGTTGCGAGAGGGATATGAACCCTGCAAAGCAGAGGACTATCCTGAACTCATGATGCACGCCGCTACTGAGGGCCGCTTCAAAGGCGGTATCGAGGTTGGTGGTCTGTTGCTCTGTCGTATTCCGACTGAGTTTTTGGAGCAGCGTATGCAACACTACGAGCGCCAAAACAAGGCTCAGATTGATTCGGTGGACAACAGTTTCCTTCGTGAAAATGATCCTCGGATGCAGAAGTTCACTGAACGAAGCTCCAAGGTCACTTTCGGTTCTGGTTCTTAAATTTAGGAGTCTTAAATGGCTTATCCCACCATTGACCGTCCTTACGGTCTTAAGCCGATCAATCTGATCGGTGGTCAGGTGTTCGCCGGACAAACTCGCCAGTATCAGATTAACCCCGCCGGGTTCGCTGGTAACATCTTTTATGGAGATGTGGTGAAGATTGTTTCGACGGGCTATCTCGAAAAAGATACCGGGCAGGCAACCGCCACGCCCGTTGGTATCTTCCAAGGCTGTTCTTACGTTAACGCGCAAGGCCAGACCATCTTCGCGCAGTACTACCCTACCGGGTACGCTGCACCGACTGGCACTTACATCACTGCATACGTGCAGGATGATCCGGATGTCCTGTTCAAGGCCGTTCTGGTTGCTGGCAACACCGAAGGTGGCAATGGTCTGACCCCCGCTTTCTTGGGGATCAGCGTGATTGGTACGAATGCTGAACTGGTGCAAAACGCCGGATTGACCTCGACTGGCGACAGCCGGATCGGCGTCTTTACCGACGGCAACACCGGCACCGCATCGCTGCCCGTCCGTATCATTGACGTTGTGCCCGACACTGCGAATGCGTCTGGTAACTTCGTCGAGGTGATTTGCAAGTGGAACGCCCCGTACGTTGTGTCTACCTCCACCTCCAGTGGCGGCATCACCACGACCACGGCCAGCGTTGTCACCGGCGGTCATCAGTACCTCAACCCCGTTGGCGTCTAATCGAAGGAGTAATTAATCATGGCTATTTCACGCGCACAACTGCTGAAAGAGCTGCTCCCCGGTCTGAACGCCCTGTTCGGTATGGAGTACGCTCGCTACGGCGAAGAGCACAAGGAAATCTACGAAACCGAGACTTCCGAGCGTTCGTTTGAAGAGGAAACCAAGCTGTCTGGCTTCTCCGCCGCTCCGGTGAAGAACGAGGGCAGTGCGATTGCCTATGACAACGCGCAAGAGGCTTGGAGCACCCGCTATACGCACGAAACCATTGCCCTGGGTTTCTCGATCACCGAAGAGGCGATTGAAGACAACCTGTACGACAGCCTGTCTGCTCGTTACACCAAGGCTCTGGCCCGCGCTATGGCGTACACCAAGCAAGTCAAGGCTGCTGCTGTGCTGAACAACGGCTTCTCCAACACCTACCCCGGTGGTGATGGCGTCTCCCTGTTCAATGCAAATCACCCGCTGGTTTCCGGTGGTGTGAACAGCAACACTCCCGGCACCCAAGTTGACCTGAACGAGACTTCCCTGGAAGCCGCCGTTATTCAGATCGCCGCTTGGACCGACGAGCGTGGCCTGCTGATCGCTGCCAAACCCAAGAAGATGATTGTTCCCCCGGCCCTGATGTTCACCGCCAAGCGCCTGCTTGACACCGAACTGCGGGTTGCAACTGCTGATAACGATATCAACGCTATCAAGCAGATGGGCGCAATCCCTGAGGGTTACACGGTCAACCACTTCCTGACTGACCCGAACGCTTGGTTCCTGACCACCGACGTTCCCAACGGCATGAAGCACTTCGTGCGGACCCCGTTGCAGAACTCGATGGACGGTGACTTTGATACCGGCAACGTCCGTTACAAGGCCCGCGAGCGTTATTCGTTTGGCTGGTCTGACCCGCTGGGTATGTGGGGTTCGTCGGGCTCGACCTGATGAAAACCTAGAAAAGGGGCCTTGTGCCCCTTTTCTTTTTCCTGTATATTGGCCACATCCCGGGGTTCCCGGCGTTTCTGACAGTCCCGGCTGACGACATGCAGACAGAGCGCCCTCAATTAACTCGCATGTGAGGAATCATGGCACGTACTACGTTCTCCGGCCCGGTCGTTTCGCAAAACGGTTTCATTCAAGGCCACCAACCCACTTCCCTTAACGCTATCAACACGACCGGCACCGCTACTGCGGCCCAGGTTGCTGATGGCTACATCACCTCCACTTCGGCTGGTACCGTTACGATTACGCTGCCCACCGGCACTGACCTGGGCACTGCTATTGGCGCATCTCGTGGCACGGTTCTGGACCTGTTTGTTGACAACACCGCAGGCGCAAGCGTTGTGACTGTGGCCGCAAATACCAACGCAGTCCTGTCCAGTGCTGGCGTGGATGGTAGTACCGCCAACTTTGGTGACCTGACCATTGCTGCTGGTGCGACTGGCTTGGCCCGTTTCACCCTGATGTTCTCCAGCGCCACCGCCTACACCTTCAGCCGTACGGCTTAATAGGAGGCCGACATGGCCATGCAATATGACGTAAAAGCCGCCTACACGGCGTCTGACGCGGCGATGGTTCCGTACTCAGTGCGCATCAAAGGTGCGTACATCTCGGTGACCGCTGGCGGAAACAACCCAGTTGTTTTCTATGACAACGCCTCGGCTGCGTCTGGCAATGTATTGTTGCGTCTGGGTGTTACGGCGGCGGGAGCACACACTGTTGTGATCCCTGGCGAAGGCATTCGGGCTGATAACGGGGTGTTCTGCGACACAGGTGATGCTGCCGCAGTCACAATCTTCTATGGCTAAGACCGCAGCATGGCAGCGCAAGGAAGGCAAAAACCCCAAGGGCGGACTCAACGCCAAGGGGCGAGCCTCCTACAACAAAGCCAATCCGGGCAAGCCGGGGCTCAAGCCTCCGCAGCCCGAGGGCGGCTCACGCCGAGACTCTTTTTGCGCCCGTATGGAAGGCATGAAGAAGAAGTTGACCGGCGAGAAGGCCAAGAAGGACCCAAACAGCCGTATCAACAAAAGCCTGAGGGCGTGGAACTGCTGACATGGACGTAACGCTGTGGAACGCTGCGCTCTCCCTTGTCTCCGCCCTGATTCTGTTCTGGGTGAAGATGTCCACGGACGAGATGAAGCGCATCCAGATTCTTCTCAACCGCACTCGGGAAGAGATTGCGAAAGAGTATGTCACCAAAGCAGAGGTGCATACGGACATCAATCGCGTCTTGGATCGGCTGGATCGGCTTGAGAAGAAGATTGATGACTTCATGAAGGAGCAGCGCAGTGCCCTCGGTTAGCAAGAAACAGCACAACTTGATGGCGATGGTGGCCAACAGCCCCGCCGCTGCCAAGCGCGTAGGAATCCCACAGTCTGTTGGCAAAGAGTTCATGCAGGCAGACAAGGGTAAGCGGTTTGGGTCTGGTAGCCGTGCAGATGTGCAGGCCGTCAACAAGCCTAAAACCAATCAAGGCAAGCAGGAATTTTTTGCAAGAGGTGGTGACATGAAAGAATCGAAAGAGATGATGAAAAAGGAAGTGTCCTTCATGAAGAAGAAGGGCGCACCCAAGTCCATGATCAAGCATGAGATGAAAGAGGCCGGTATGAAGAAGATGGCCAATGGTGGCATCACTACCGCCAAAATGGGCACCGTCCGCACTGCCGCTCCCAGCAAAGAT